CGATCAGGTGGGATCAACTGCCGCTGTAGAAAAAACTACAAGAAACAGCGACACCCCTTTGATTGAAACACCTCACTCAAGACGCATGGTCACAATGTCAGATTATGAATATGCGACTTTGATTGATGACCAGGATAAAATCAGATTATTGATTGATCCTACATCAACTTATGCCAGGGCAGCTGCTGCTGCTATGGGCAGAAAGATGGATGATGTTATTATTGCAGCAATGCATGGTGACGCAAAAACTGGTAAGGATGGAGCAACCACAACATCTTTTCCAGCTGGTAATCAAATAGCTGCTGGTTCAGCTGGACTTACAATTGCTAAGTTAGTTGAAGCAAAACAGAAGCTAGATGAGAACTCAGTTGATCCATCTATCCAAAGGTACATCGTTGTATCTCCAAAACAGATCAGCGATTTATTAAATTCAACAACTGTGACTAGTGCAGACTTCAATACTGTTAGAGCCTTAGCAACTGGAACTATTTCTAGTTTTGTAGGTTTTACCTTTATTGTTTCTAACAGATTACCAGTAGATGGTTCATCTGATAGAAGAGTTTTTGCATGGGCGCAAGATGGGATGAAGGTCGCACTTGGGAAAGAACCAAATGCTCAGATCGACACTCGTGCTGATAAGTCATACGCAACACAAGTCTATTACTGCATGACCATGGGGGCAACTCGTATGGAAGAAGAAAAAGTAATAGAAATTAAGTGTTCAGAGTAAGGGAGGTTTAAATGGCAACAGTATTTTCTACTCAAAGAACCAATGCTAGAGCAGTACCTTCTACAAAGAACAAAGCCAACGAATTAGGTGGCAGAGTTCGTATTGCTCATGGCGTTTATGAAGCATCATCGCTTTCAGCTGGTGATGTTATCGAAATGTTTGTTTTACCTGATGGTGCAAGAATAATAAGTGGTTCGCTTGCACATGACGCATTAGGTTCAAGCACAACTTTAGCTGTAGGACATGGAGCCTACAACAATGCTGCTGGAACAGCAGTTGCTTTAGATGCAGACGAATTTAAAGCAGCAGCTTCTTCTGCTTCAGCTGGTAAAGCTGATATTGCAGCAACATTAGCATTAGGCTCAGGAATTGAGATTGATGCTGATCAAGATGGTTATCCAGTAACTGTCACCTTAGCTGGTGCAAGTGCTACTGGTACTATCGAATTAACTATGCTTTACGCATTAGATTAATCCTCTCCTCCAGGGGCAGCCTAAAAACTGCCCCATTTTTATAAAAGGTTTATTATGGCAAGTGTTGTTGATATATGTAATTCAGCTTTAAATTTAATTGGAGCATCAAATATTTTATCTTTAACTGAGGATAGCAAGTCAGCTAGAATTTGTAATCAAAGATACATAAATGTCAGAGATGCAACTTTTAGATCTCATCCCTGGAATTGTTTGCTAAGAAGAGCAACTCTTGCGTCAGATACTGAAACACCCAACTTCGATTTTTCTAATCAGTTTACCCTTCCCACAGATCCATTTTGTCTAAGAGTTTTACAGCTGCAAGATCAAGATTTAGTATATAAAGTTGAAGGCAGAAAAATTTTAGCTAATACAACTGAAATAAAATTACTTTATGTGGCAAGAGTTGAAGATCCTAATGAATATGATCAGCTTCTTGTTGAAGCTTTAGCTGCTAGACTTGCAGCTGATATTGCTTATGCCCTGGTTAACAGCGCATCATTAATGGTGCAGCTTAATCAAATGTATAAAGCAAAACTTGTTGAAGCTAGATTTGTCGATGCTAACGAAGGAACACCAGCAACAATCAACAACGAATCAAGTCTTACAGTTGCAGAAAGTAATGTCTTTCTAGCATCGAGGTTGTAATATGGCTAAAGTCACAACAGCCAAGCAGAATTTTACAGCTGGTGAATTATCGCCAAGACTAACTGGTCGTACTGATTTAGGTCGTTATGATAATGGCGCACAACTTATTGAAAATTTTTTAGTGCAACCTCATGGCGGACTAACCAGGCGCCCTGGCACAGAATTTATTAGAGAGGTCAAAACAAGTTCAGCTAAAACAAGACTTATACCTTTTCAATTTAATGTTGAACAAGCTTATATTCTAGAATTTGGCAATCAGTATTTTAGAGTTTATAAGGATGGAGGTATTGTTGTTTCAGGTGGTAACCCAGTTGAATTTGCAACACCTTATACAACAGCGCAGCTTGATGACATTAAGTTTGCTCAGACAGCTGACGTTATGTACATAGCGCATCCTGATCATGCGCCAAGGAAGATAACCAGGACAGCGCATACTGCCTGGACAGTTAGTGAAGTTAATCTTCAGCGTGGTGCAATGTTAGATACAAATCTAACTACTACAACTTTAACTGCAAATGCTAGAACTGGTTCTGTAACAATTACAGCAAGTGCAAATACTTTTGCGTCTACTGATGTAGGGCGTCTTGTAAAGTTACATAAAGGTTTTGCTAAAATAACTGCGTTTGGTAGCGCTACATCAGTTACAGCAACTGTTCAAGAATTAGAAGATGGTAGAGCAGAATTAATGCCTTCCTATACTTCAAATACAATATCCTTTCATGAAGGAGATCCTGACAGTACTGGTTTAGAACATAATGATAGAATAGAAGATAGCGCTGGTAACTTTATTACCCAGGGTTTTGAAAATGGTATGAAGATTACGATTAGTAGTTCTTCAAGTAATAATGGGTCAGGTAAATTAATTGTAGATGTTACAGATACTGTTCTTACTCTTGCGCCAGGTATTGATTTAGCAAACGAAAGTGCTGGAAGTAATAAAACACTAGAAGGTGAATTGATAGCAGATAGTAATTTTTCGCTTGGTGCTTTTTCTAATACAACTGGATTTCCAGCAGCTGTTGCTTTTTATGAACAGCGTCTAGTATTTGCTGGAACAAGTCATCAACCACAAACAATATTCTTTTCTCAAAGTGGTGACTTTGAAAACTTTGAGCGTGGTACAAATGCTGATGATGGTTTGGTTTACACAATTGGTTCGAATGAAGTTAATGTTATTAGATACCTGGCATCAGGGCGGCAGCTTATTGTTGGTACAAGCGGTGGTGAATTTATAGTTAGGGCATCAGGTTTTGACGAGCCATTGAAGCCTGATAATACACAGATTAAACAACAAACGACATATGGATCTGCAAATATTCAGCCTTTGCAAGTAGGCAATGCAACATTATTTTTACAAAGAGCAAAAAGAAAATTAAGAGAATTAATTTTTAGTAATCAATCTGATAGTTATGTAGCGCCTGACATGACCATACTTGCAGAACATATTACTGAAGGCGGTATCAATGGTTTTGCTTATCAGCAAGAGCCTGATAGTATTGCCTGGACAGTAAGAAATGATGGCGTGTTAGCTTGCATGACCTATAGAAGAGAAGAACAAGTTGTTGCCTGGCATAGACATATTATTGGTGGCGCTTTTGGATCAGGTAATGCTGTTGTCGAAAGTGTCGCAACTATACCAGGTGACCTTGACGAAGATGAAGTTTACATCATTGTTAAAAGGACAATAGGTGGCGCAACTAAAAGATATGTAGAACGCATGAGAAACTTTGATTTTGGTACAAGTGTTAGTGATGCTTTTTTTGTTGATAGCGGACTAACTTACTCAGGATCAGCTGCAACTACAATAAGTGGTTTAGATCACCTAGAAGGACAAACAGTTTCAGTACTGGCTGATGGCTCTATTCATCCTGACGTTACAGTTAGTTCAGGTGCAATTACTTTACAAAGATCTGTCACTAAAGCGCATATTGGTTTACCTTTTACAAGTAAAGTTGAAACACTAAGAATTGATTCAGGTTCTGCTTTAGGAAGCGCTCAGGGCAAGGTAAAAAGAATATCAGAAGTAACAGTAAGATTATTTAGATCTGTTGGTTTAAAAGTAGGTACATCAACAAGTGAATTAGATGTTGTGCCTTTTAGAGATTCAGGCGATGATATGGATACAGCTATTCCATTGTTTACTGGAGATAAAACTGTTGAATTTAGAGGTGGATACGATGAGGATGCAACGATTGTGATACAACAAGATCAGCCATTGCCTATGACAATCCTGGCAATATTCCCAACAGTATCTGTATTTGATAAATGATTATTATTGATTTTCAAGGTGATCATGCCAAGTCCATTTTAAATGGCGCTGTTAATGATGAAAAGATAAGACCGCCTATAGAAGTTTCAAGGTTTGTTGAAGGCATGGTTGTTGATGATATGGCGTTTACTGGCGTCATTGATGGTGAGATTATTGCTTGTGGCGGTATTTATCCTATATGGGAAAATGTAGGAGAAGCGTGGTTTTTGGGTACAGATTATGTTAATAAATATCCAATAATCGTAACAAAAACAATTCGTAAATATTTAAAAGATTTAATGTTTAATAATAAATTACATCGTGTTCAGGCTCATGTCAGAAGTGATTGGGATAGAGCTAATAGATGGATAGAATTTTTGGGTATGCAAAAAGAAGGTGTTGTCAGAAAATTTAGTCCTGATGGCAGAGATCATATTTTATTTTCAAAGGTGTTATAATGGGTATTGAAGCAAGTGTTCTAATGGCGGCTGGTAGTGCTGTTTCTACATATGGACAATTTCAAGCTGCTAAAGGTGTAAAAAGAGCAGCCAGGTACAATCAACAAGTTGCTGAAAGAAATGCTAAGGTAGCAGAACAGAAAGCTGAAATTGCTTTATTTGATGCTACAAGAAATGCAGTAAAATTTAGAAAAGATTTTAGAGGACTAAACGATGCTTCTGCAATGGCAATGAGAAAAAATAATGTTGCTATTACTGGTTCAGCTTTAGATGTTTTATTGGATAACGCTTTGAACTTTGAAATCGATACCCAAAACAGCATACGCCAGGCAGCGTTTACTGCTAGTGATTTTAGAGAATCAGCTGTTAATGAAAGGCTTAGAGGTCGAATTGCTATGTATGAAGCAAGAGTAACTGCAAGAGCAATGAAAACAGCAGCTGTTGGAAAAGCTTTTACAAGTATGGCAAGTGTATAAATGAGAGTTCCAACATACAAACAACAAACATCCTTCACAACTAAAGGTGGTGGCGGTCGTTTTTTAACTGCACAAATCAATCCATCTGTAATGGCAAAACAAGGTCAAGTCATATCAGAAATTGGAGATGATATAACACGCATAGGTCTTAGGAAACTTGAAGTTGAAACAGAAACAGACGTAAATGTTGCTAAAAGAGCAATGAATACTGAATTGTATTCAATTAGAGAAAAATATTTAAAAAGTGAAAATCCAGTAAAAGCTGAATTAAAAGCTAAAGCTGAAATGCAAACTCTTTTAAAACAATATGTGAATGGAACAAAAATTAATCCAGTTACAAATGAGCCATATATATCAACAAATAAATCTAAAGCTAGATTTTTAAGTGTTGGTCAAGATTTACTTAGTAGTAATATTCTTGAATATGTGAAAGAAAATAACAAACTAATTAGTGAAGTTAACAAGGCAAACATTTCAGATACTACAAATGAACTTGTTAAAAGTGCTATAGATTCTGATAATTTTGGTGAGTTTAATGAGCGCTATCAACAAATATTTTCTGTAAATGATAAAAATCCTGGCGTACTAAGATTAGCGCTAACAAATGGTGATTATGATCAAAATGAATATGCAGCTGCTTTTGACAAAACAGCTGAAATATTAGTTGATGGATTGATACTAAAAAAATTAAAATCAAGTCCTAGCGCTTTAGCAGCTGCTATAGAAATATTTGACGATCCAAGTGCAAATGTAGCAATTACTAATGCTTTAGGTTTGTTAGACAACAAAGCTGATAAAAGGGCAAAAGTTATAAAACTAGCAAAACAAATTGATGATGAAAAAGTTCAAGAAATTGAAAGAGAAGAAAAAGCACAAATTGAAAAAAATGATAAGCTTTACGCTGAAATCATAAATGCTGATCTAGATAATGAAGATAAAAGGAATGCAGCTATTGGAAAACATAGAATATTAAAAAGTCAAAATTATTATGAAAGCACAAGCAAATTAAATGAAACTGAAAAACTTCTTGGCATTCAAGAAAATAAAACAAATAGTGATACAAAAAAATCAGATAGAGCAACTATAGCGCTTCTTGATAAACTTGATAGAAATAATCTTTTAACTGTTCAAGCTTTAGAAAAGGTAGCAGAAAAGTTATCTGATCCTGATTACAAAATTTATTTAAAAAGAATACAAACAGAAATAAATGATGGTTTTAAAGAAGCGCACAATATGTTTAGAAATGAACTTAACTATAGTGAAAATTTAGATACCACTTCTGGTGCTGGTAAATCAATACAGCTTCTTTATAATCAGGCATTACAAAAGTTACAAGCCTGGAAAAGATCAGAAAACAAAGCTAAAAGAGAAATTACGTTTGTAGGTACACTCGATAAAGCAGATGATATTATAGATGAAAACAAACTTGCATATAGAAAAATTATGAAAGAATCACTTATATCTTATCTTGGAAATATTAAATCACAACTTGAAAGAAAAATTCCAGGATTTACTTTTGATTTAAATAAACCTTACCAATCAACAATTGACGCAATATCTACGCTTGGTAATCCAGCCTTATCAAATGATTTAATTATTAAAGGCGTATATCAAAATTTGCTTGGTTATAAAAAATTTAATGTGGATGCTGTACAATGACAAGTTATTTAGATGAACAACTCAACGAATATGAAAATGCAGAGGTAGCTAGTTTTTTTAATTTAAGTCCAAAAGTACAATTAGTAGATCCTCCTGAAAAAAAAGAAACAATTTCTGAAACAATTGGAAGAGCAAGTGTCAAAGGTGTTGTCAAAGGAATGATTGAAGCGCCAAATAATTTGGCTACGATTGTTGGATTGCCAGTTGACATTATGACAGCTGGTTTAAATAAATTAGGTTTGGATATCCAGTATCCAATTATGGGCAGCCAAATGCTGCAAGATGGTATTAATTTTATAAGAGATTCCGCAGATCAACTTGTTCCATCAAGTTTGAATAAAGAATTTAACGACTACTTATCAAAACCATATGACAATCAACTTACTGGTCAATTATCAGAAGCTATTGCACAATTTGGAACTACAGCTATCCCAGCTGCAAGTTTTGTTAAATTAGCCACAAACACTAATCCTTTTACACGAAGTCTTATATGGGGGGGTATAGCTGATGCAACAGCATTTAATGCAAATGATCAAACTTTGGTAGGACAACTAATATCAAACCCTGAAGGTGTAAGTGAAGAAGATACAAACGCATTTAGAGAAATGCTTGGCAGTTTATTAGAAAAATATGAGGATGACCCTGAAGCTGTAAAATTGGCTAAATCAAGTTTAGAAGGCATGGCAATAGGTGGTTTACTTGAAACTGCTTTTAAAGTAGGTCGTAAAATACCCTGGAAAAAAGTTTTAACTGGCGGTGGTTTAATAGCTGGGTCTGTTGCAACAAGTGATGCAGAAGCTGGTGTAGGCAGTAAAATTGCAGATATTCTTATTTCACCTAGAAATCCACAAGCTGTAAATAGAACTGAAGATCCTATTAAAAATTACTTGTCTGTTGGACTAGCTGAAAGTAAAACAAACAAAGCACAATTTGATCATAATATTGGTATTTTAAGTGATTATCCAAATTTAAAAATAAGTGAGGTAACAAACAAATCAAGTGATGAAATTGCTGAAACTTTTATAGATCATGCAAAAAACAATCTACTGTATTTGTTTGATAAAGTTCCAGCAGCCACAAGAAATAGATCTAAATTATGGTATGTAGGCGCAAACAAAATTGCACAAGATTTTAGTAAAAAATATGGTGTTTCATTACAATCAGCAAGCGGTGTGTTAGCAGCTTTATCACCGCAAAAAGATTGGTACATGAATGTTTCACTCGCAGAAAGAACATTAGATATCGTTACTAACAAAAAAGATTTTGTTTACGATGCAAAAATGAGAGCAATGGGTTTAGAAAAATTTGGTAAACCTCAATATAAAAAATTACTTGATGCTATTGATGGAAAAAAATTAAGTGAGTTAGAAACACCTGAAGAAAAAGCAATATGGGTAAGAATATATGATGAAACTTTTAATGATAGATCTTTTAAAGTAATTACCCCTGAAGGTAATATGGGAGATTTTGTTTTAACTGATGATGGCGTTAATGCTCGTGCTGCTTGGAACTCTAATGTCATGATAAAAAATGCAATCATAGCTTTAGAAAGTAATGGTGACAAAGCAATCATATCAGGCGCTTTAGGTGATGCGCACAAAGTTAGAAGTTTTTATAATAATATAGTTGATCCAAATTCTAAAAATGGTGATGTAACAATAGATACACACGCAGTAGCTGCGGCAATGTTAAGACCAGTTGGTGGCAAACATACTATTGTAAATCATAACTTTGGTACTGCACCTTCTGTTAAAGATCAAAAAGCAGATTGGAAAGGCGCAACTAAAAATTCAAAAGTGAATGGTATCAAAGGTTTATATAGTATTTATGCAGAAGCCTATAGAAGAGCAGCAGCTGAAAGGGGTGTTTTGCCAAGAGAAATGCAATCAATAACCTGGGAAGCTGTAAGAGGATTGTATCCATCAACATTTAAACAATCACCAAAAAAAGTAGAAGCAATTGACAGTTTATGGTATAAATATAGAAACAATGAATTATCTTTAGATGAGGTTATAAATGGCATTGAACGAGAAACTGGAGGTATCGAAAAACCAACCTGGGAACAATGAGGATGGTTTCATATCTTTGATGAAAAAATATGACATACCATTAACAAGACAAAATTATTTAGATTTAGTTTATAATGGTGATGTACCTACTGAATTAGAAGCTGAAGAAATAGCAGCATTGCCTGAAATGTTTCAAGACAACAATGAAATTGAAAATGATGGACAAATGAGTTTAGTATAAAAAAATTCACAAATGTCCTAAAATTTGGTATAAGACTATATATAGTTGGGGTGTTGTGAAGCACCCTTTTTTTATGGGAATTTCATGGCAATACCTGACGAACAAATTCAAGATTCTTTGGACACTAACGAAGTAAAACTTGCAAGCACAAGACCTGACAAAAGTGAAAATGTGCAAGTAGCTGGATTAGGTAAAGAAATACTTGGTACATTAGGACAAATACTTAGTAGAGAAAAAAAAGGTGGTATAACTGGATCTGTGTCAGGAAGTGACACAACAACTAGAGTTCCTGAGCCAAGTACTGAAGGTTTATTAAAAGAAGGTGAATCTTACGAAGAAGTACAAAAAAAATTAGCACCTGGAGTGTTAACTGAAGAAGGTGCAGAAAGATTTTCAAAAGCTGGATTTAGTGCAAAGGCAGTTAACCCTGAAGAAGATGTTATTGGTATAGCAAAAGAAGCAGCTGAAACACAAGCTACATTAGATGCAAAAGCTGCTCATAGAACTAATTTTAGACAAGGATTAACTGATGAAGGTAATGTCAAAGATTATCTTGAAATAAAAGATAAGAACTTAATATCAGGTGATACTGGTTTAGATTTTAATTTTAACAATTTTGATAGTGGTGCAGATGTCACGAAAGCAATTAACTCTATTAGCGAAATTTTCGCAGATGCTCAACAAGTTGAAAAAAGGGGTATCAAAACAAACAAAGAAACTATTGACGAAGCTTCGAGCCTTCTTGCGGATGAAATAGGATTTACAAAAAAACTTTTAAATAAAAAAGTTGGTCAGCTGTTAAATGCAGAACAAATGACAGCTGCTCGATATTTATTACAAAAATCAGCTGCTCGATTAGAAGAACTTGCAAAAAAAATTGAAAGTGGAAATGCAAGTCCAAATGACATGGTTGCTTTTAGAAGGCAAATGTCAATTCATGCTGGTATACAAATGAAAGTAAAAGGGGCGCAAACTGAAATTGCCAGGGCATTGCAATCTTTTAAAATTCAAACTGGTACAAATCAACCATTAGTCCAGGCACAAGTTATTCTTGATGAAACTGGCGGAACAGATCTTGTTCAAAAATGGCAAAAGGTTATTTTAGATGCTGTTAAAGAAGGTGGACAAGCTAATGGTAATAAATATGTTGCTGGTGCATGGTATCAAAAACTAGGTGATGTATGGCAAGAGGTATACATAAATGGATTACTAAGCTGGGCGCCTACACATTTAAAAAACGCTTTGGCTACGCCTTTATTTATGATTTACAATTCAATGGCAGATATTCTTGCAGCTGGTATTGGAACAACTGTTAGACTAGGGCAAAAAACACTTGGCAAAGAAATAAACCCTGAAGGTGTTTTTTTTGAGGATATATTTGCTAGATATTATGGTTATCATAAATCTTTGAGAGATGCGTACATTGTGATGGCTAAAACATTTAAAACTGGCGTACCAGCAGATGTTTTGAATAAAATTGAAAATAGTAATTACAAAGCAATAGATGCTGAAACATTAAATTTATCAGGTGACCTTGGTAAAGCTGTTGATTTATTAGGTAAAATCATAAGATACCCAGGAACTGCTTTACAAGCTGCTGACGATTTTTGGAGAGTAATTTCAAGTCGTGGTGAATTGTATGAACAAGCTGTAAGGCAAGTTAGAAAGTCAAAAGCTTTAGGTAAATCAAATGATGATTCAGTAGATGATGCATTAATGGTTTTATTAGATCCTAAATTTAAATCTGATGAATTAGATAATGCAGCTAGATATGTTACAATGACAAGTGATTTAGGTGATGGATTACTTGGTGGATTAACTAAAAATATTAGAAGAGGATTTATTGGCAAATTGTTGATGCCTTTTGCCAAGGCGCCAACAAACAGTATGCTTAGAGTTGCAGAAGGTCATCCTTTAATAAATGCAGCTTTATTACTTACACCAAGCCGCAGCCAGGTAAGAGATAATATACTTGGTAAAAATGGTGCAAGAATACAACAAAGAACAATGGGCAAAATGTCTTTGGGTGCAATGACATTATCAATGTTCCATGAGTATGCATTAAATGGTCAACTAACTGGATCTTATCCAAGAGATAAACAAGCACAAAAAATGTTACCTCCTGGGTGGCAGCCTTACAGTATTGTATTTAGAGCAGAAGGTTTTCCAACTGATGAAGATGGTGACGTTTTGCCAATGTACAATAGAGAAACTGGATTACCAAATGGTAAGCTTGTTTATGTTAGCTATCAAGGTTTAGAACCAGTAAGTGCATTTTTAGGTATTGCCGCAAGTACTGCTCAATATCAAACTATGTTTTATGATCCTGAAGATCGTATGAATTTAATATCTGCTAGTGTTTTGGCAACATATGATTATTTTAGAGATCTTCCTTTTTTACAAGGTCTAGGATCTATAGCTAGAGCAATCGAATATGGTGACCCTGGATTAATAGTAGATAGTCCTCTTGGTAGTATGGTAGGTGCATTGCCCTTGCCTTATTCAAGTGCAGTAAGAAATATATCTAAACTTACAAAAGAAGAAGAGGGCGTGGATGGTCAAGGAACTATAATACCAAGAAAAAACCCAGCTGTTCCTGGACAATATTACAGCATAGCTGATGTTGAAAAGTTATTTGAAGATAGTAAAAAAACAGATAACCCATTTTCTGAAACACCTTATGGATTGGTGGGAACTTTAAAAAATGTTGATGGTGATAGTGCCGCACAATTTTTTTACGACAACATGGCATATGGTTGGAATCAACAAGTCATGACATTGCCATATGTTAAAGGTGTAGAAGAAAAGTTTGCATACAAATATGATATGCTTGGATTTAAAAAAGAGCGTGGTGTTCCATTTAGTGTGAATCCAATACTTGCTATGTGGAATAGTATTACGCCTTTTAGAATGTCTTATGGTGTAGAAGAAATAGAGCCTTATCATGCAGAACTAATTAGATTGGGCGCACCTCTGACAGAAGAAAAAAAACGAATGAGAGGTATTTCTCTTGATGATATTAGAAGAGGACAACTTACTGAAATAGCTAAAAACCAGGTTATGTTACCTTTAAGAATAAAAGGTTCACTAAAAGGTCAAGGCGGTTATACATTTAGAGATTATTTAAAAATATTAATGATCAACCCTGAATATGTAAAAGCAAACGATGATGAAAAAATACAAATGATTAAAAATGCAGAAAGATTTTTTTATGAAGCTGCTTTACCAATTCTTTTAGCTTCGCCAGGCAATGAAGATTTGGCAGATGCATTTAGAGATGAAAGCACAGTTGATCAATCAAGAAAAATTTTAAGAGGACAATAATATGGCAATATCCAGTACTACTACAAAAAATAGTGCTAGTGCAAATGGAACCCAGCATTCTTTTCCATATAGTTTTAAAATATTTGCTGATGGTGATTTAACTGTAATTGTTAGATCAGCAAATGGTACAGAAACAGTTAAAGCTTTAAATACAGATTACATAGTTACAAATGCTGGTAATGCAAATGGCGGTAATGTTTTATTTAAATTTAATACTGGTAATTCAAATGATGCTCACTTTTCGTCATCTGACAAAAGACCGCAAAGTGGAGAAACAGTTCTAATTAGAAGAAATTTAACACTTACTCAGGGAACTGATTATGTAGAAAATGATCCATTTCCAGCTGAAAGTCATGAGAATGCTCTTGATAGAATTACGATGATTGCTCAACAGCTGCAAGAAGCTATTGATAGATCATTAAAGATATCAAGAACAAATACAATGACTAGCACAGAATTTACTGTTGGTGCTACTGATCGTGCTAATAAAATACTGTCTTTTGATAGTACTGGTGAACTTACCATTACTACTGCGATTGGAACTTCACGAGGTAACTGGGCAGCTAGTACAGCTTATGCTGAAAGAGATATTGTAAAAGACACAAGCACTAATAATATATTTATTGTTAATACTGCTCATACATCAAGCGGATCACAACCGCTTACAACAAATGCTAATAGTGCAAAATACACTTTATTGATTGATGCGGCTACTGCAACAACAGCTTCAGCGGATGCCCAAAAATTAGCAATAAATGCTGAAGATTCCCAGTTCACTCTTTCAGGTGGTACTCAAGGTTTTTCAGCCTTACACTATGCAGCTAAAGCAGCCGCTAGTGCAAATTCCGCTGCTACTGCAACAGTTAACGTACAGCTTGCAGAAGATTTTGCAACTAAGACAACTGGTGAAGTTGTAGCTGGTACTGGTAAATTTAGTTCTGAAGCACACGCTTTGGGTGGTACTGGAGTTACAGATCAGGTAGGTGCATCAAAAG